CTATCCCTGACTATTCTGTTCATTGCGTCCCTGTGCCGCCGAATCCAGCGCGGATATTTGCTCCTGTAATGCCGTCAGGCTGAGCGGCCTGCTGATAAAATAGCCCTGCGTTTCATCGCACTTCATCATCATCAGCTTCTGGAGCTGCCCTTCGGTCTCCACCCCTTCTGCCGTAATACTCAGCGAAAAGGCTTTGCCCAGGCCGATAATATTTTCAACGATGGTGTTGGCGCTGTCGCTCTCCGGCATGCCGTCGATAAAGGATTTATCCAGCTTAATGCCATCGAACGGGAAATTGCGCAGATAGCTCAGGGAGGAGTAGCCGGTTCCAAAATCGTCCATCAACAGCTTCACGCCAAGTTTCTTCAGCGCCAGCATGATTTCGAGACTGTTTTCCGGGTTCCACAGGGTGGCGTTTTCGGTAATTTCGATCTCCAGTCGGGCCGGATCTAATTGCGAGAGCTGTAGCGCCTCCTTGATGCGATCCACCACCTGCCAGGACTGGAACTCGACCGCAGAGATATTCACCGAAACCGAGAGACCGTGCAGCGTCTCCTGCGCGTCCCGGCAGGCGGTTTTCAGCACCCAGTCGCTGAGCGGAATAATCAGCCCGGTCTCTTCGGCCAGAGAAATAAACTGATCCGGCATGATCAGGCCAAGCTCAGGGTGATCCCAGCGAATTAACGCCTCTACGGCGATGATCCGCGATAAGTCATGACCGTAACGCGGCTGGTAGACCAGATAGAACTGCTCTTTTTTAATCCCGTCGCGCAGGCTCTTTTCCATCTCCCGGCGCTGCACCATCTGCTCGGCCATTTCAGGCATATAGAACACCCATTTATTGCGCCCGGTGCTTTTGGCTTTGTACAGCGCGATGTCCGAGAAGCGCAGGAGTTCGCCCGCGTCGACGGCATCATGCGGTGCCATGGCGATCCCGATGCTGGCGCCGATCACGATCTCATTTCCGTTGACAAGGAAGGGGCGCGTCAGCTCGGCAATGATGCGCTCGCACAGGGTATCGATGTACCGCCGGTCATGGATGTCGGAGATCACCAGAATAAACTCGTCTCCGCCCTGGCGCGCCACCAGATCGTAATCGCGGATACAGTGCCGTAGCCTGGCTGAGACCTCATGCAGTACGGCGTCACCGGCACCATGACCAAAGAGATCGTTAACCGGCTTAAACTTATCGAGATCGAGGCTAAGCATTGCCAGCGGATGCTGCTGAGTAGGTTGCGCCTGCAACTTGCCCTCCAGAAACTCGCGCATGCGCACCCGGTTGGGCAGCCCGGTCAGTTCGTCGTGGCGGGAGAGATACTCCACGCGTGCCTGGGCCTCCACCTCCAGAGTGACATCCGTGGCGGTGCCCCGGTAGCCGGTTATCCCCTCCGGTGTGATGACAGGTTTGATCGCAATATGGCAGTAGCGTTGATGTCCCATCGCGGAAAGATAGCGGCAGTGCAGCAGGCGGCGATGCCCTGTCTGCCCGGGCAGGGTAATCCAGTCTGCCAGCGACTGGTTTTCTGCGGACATTAGCTCGCTGAGCGGGCGGCCGATCCAGGACGATATGCTGTACCCGGTAATGCCGGGAAAACGCTCGGAAAGCCAGGTAAAACGCAGCTCCGGGTCGGTCTCCCAGATCCAGTCGGTGGTCGCCTCGGCGACGTCACGAAAACGGCGCTCGCTGGCCGTCAGGGCAAGACGGTTCTGGGCCAGCAGATAGGTATTTTCATCATACATGCGCGCCTTTTTGAGCGCGTTGCGTCCCAGCATTACGCCGGGAATAGCGGTACAAAGCGCCAGCAGGATCAGCAGCGGCAGGATATAGCGCAGCAGCTCCCGCCCCGGATTTTCGCTTTTCCATTCAAAGGTCACTTGCTGGCCGTCAACGGGGAGGGTAGCCACCCCGCGTCGCCCTGCCAGCCTCGGTGAGTTTTTATGCTGCACGCGAGTCTGGGCGATACCGTACTCTTCACCCAGCGCAGTGAGCTTAGAGCTATCCAGCACGTCGACAAAGACCAGCACAGAGGCGGGGCCGGGAGCAACAGGCATGCTTGAGTCGTCACCGGTTGTGATGCGTGCCGCTGCCACCAGCGCCGGATAGCCGCCCTTCATCACCACCGTACTGGATACAGGAATCGCGTCCGGCTTGTTTATTTTTTGAATCAGCTCGGGCAAGGGATCTTCACCCAGCCACGATTGCAGTGAGTCTGTCACCAGCTTGCCGTTAATCACGCTGTAACGGGTCTTCCCGCTGCCGTCGAGCACGAACAGTCCTTCGTACTCAAAATCGCGCCACAGCGTGGCTCCCATGTTCTGCCGGGTATAAGCCCAGTCGGTATCTATTTTAGGATGCAGGTGCTGATAGGCTTCGCCCCACCAGGCGTAATCTTTGATGTGAGTTGTGAGGGTATCTACGCGGTTGTGGATCGCTTTTTCCAGCAGCATGGCGCTGTGCTTATCGCTGCTGTCATTGATGTTTCGCACGATGGTCAGCAGCGCGATAATCGCAACAATAAACAACACTGCCAACAGAGAAAACATCAGCTGCAAAGCACGTTTAATCAAGGTCGCCGTTTGTTTAGGCTCAAGGTCCGTACCGGATATATCATCGCTGACAAAAAGTTTATGCATGATTACCCCATTTTCTCAGGTGTTATTATGTTCCGATCGTTTTTAATATCGGCCTGTTCTGGCGGGGCTTGATGTCAAAATGTAAAACTCAAGATAGCCGATTCTGCAGGCAAACGGGGAAGATAGCCTCTCTTGCGCAGGCAATTAGCCGCAAAATGTGAAGAAAAACAAAAACAACCTTTTTGTTTGTGTTGTTTTTGCGCGCATTGATGGAAAAATCAACGACTAAAAGGTGAAGGGTTGACGAGTTGGGTTCTTTTTCTTACCCTTTTACACCGAAGTTCCTCCTCCGGAAAGCCGATATAGCTCAGTTGGTAGAGCAGCGCATTCGTAATGCGAAGGTCGTAGGTTCGACTCCTATTATCGGCACCAGAAATATCAATTAGTTACCTCGAATTTATATAAACCACGTTCTCCTCTTGTGCCGTATTTGTGACATTGCGTCCAATAATTGCGTCAATTTTGCTCGCGTGTTCGGTCAGGTGACCGGCAGATAAATGCGCGTATCGCTGAACCATTTCCAGAGTCTCCCACCCACCCATTTCCTTCAGGGCCAGAAGTGAAACGCCGGACTGAACCAACCAACTCGCCCAGGTATGCCTCAGGTCATGGAAGCGGAAATTGCTAATGCCTGCCCGCTTTAGTGCTCCCTTCCATGCCTTATTACTGTCGGTGCGCATTTTCCTTACAGTTGCCGTTTTCGACCCATCACTCCGGTAGCCCGGGGTCGTGTGAACGAACACCCACCTCTTATGCAGTCCCTGCTGCTTTCTCAGTATCCCGCATGCCGTTTCATTCAGTGGAACGCCGATCGCATTACCTGCTTTCGTTTCGTCCGGGTGCATCCATGCCATGCGCTTATCCAGATCCACCTGCGACCATTCCAGGTCGGTGACGTTAGATCGGCGCAGGCCGGTCGTGATGGCAAACATGACAACCGGAAAGAAGTGGGGCGCTATCTCTGCAAACAGGCGCTTGGATTCTTCCTCAGTCAGCCAACGGATACGACCGTTCTTGATACGCGGCGTTGATATCTTCGGTGCCTTGTCGAGCCACTGCCATTCCACAGCCATATTTAGGATCGCCCGAAGTATTGCCAGATGCCGGGTTCTCGTTCCCTTCGTCGCCAGCTTTGGCATATACTCCGGTACTGGTTTGGAAAGTCTTAAACACCTGTCCCGGCTCATCTCCCAGTTCAGGCGATGGCGGCGGTTTTCCATTCCGTCTACCGCCTCCATTATTTTCTGCGTGGTTATATCGGAGAGGATCGTCTCCCCGAAGAACTGCAGCCAGAACGTGATTATGCTCTTGTCATCATCGATGCTCTTCTTATCCTCCTTCTCCCTTAGCCAGCGAATGCAGGCCTCCTTGAAAAGTTTCTTTGGAGCCTCACCGAGCTGCTTAACCCTCCACGCCTCAGACTTCAGACGATCGTGAAGCTCTTGCGCTTCCCTCTTGTCCGATGTTTCAAGAGAGCGTCTAACTCTTGATCCATCTGGCGCGACGAAGTCACAGTGCCACGTGCCACCGCGTAGTTTGATTGACATGCTTTTTCCTCCTGCACACCAACCGCATTCACAACGCTATTGTGTCGGACAGACTTGAGCGCCGCAATGCAGTCAGACTTACAAATACGATAAGGACTCTTTGGTTTTTCCGGGTTTATCTTGGCAGCCTGAAGTCGGCCGCTTCGGATCCACTGGGTAATAGTGCCTTTGTCTACCTTCAGATATGACGCGGCCTCTTCGCGGGTGAAGATTTCCTCTTCCATTGGCTTACTCCAGGCAAAAAGAACCCGGCACTATGGCCGGGCTAATGGGGGATAACGTGGCAGTGCATTCGCACCCAATAGCCGACTCAGTGAATCAGCTATCAGTTACGTCACTTTCGCCGGGCAAAAATAAGCCCCGGCTTGCGGGGCTTGGAACTGAGAATTTTATTCATGACGCTTTTGATAGACCTTATATGCTTCTCGCCTTTCCTCAAGGCACGGTGACTTTTCTGCTTCCAATGTTGCAAAGATATTCGCCATTAGAGCTTCCTCAGTTAACGCGTGCATATTCCATTCTAAGTCAGGCATATGAAGGCCTGAGGAAGGGCATCCATCTGTCATGCACGCCACTAAAAATACCTGATTTTCTTCACTGCTTCCCACAAACCCAGCAGGTTCTACACTGTCATGTCTGACAGGTTTCTGACCACAGAAAGGACACGGATTTAACTGATCAATTTTCATAAGCACCCCCAGAACGATTAAAACATGAGCTTATCACTACCGGGCAGGAATGGAAGGGGGTGGGTTTGTAAATTTTCATATAAATCAGATGGTTGACGAGATCGTCAACAAATTGGACCTGCTAAATCCCCCTCTGCTTATTCCTCAATTCCATCTCACCCTGGCAATCCACGCACATCGTGCATCCCGGATACGCTTTCCGGCGAGCCTCCGGCAACTCCTCACCACACTCAACACAGTTAGTAGCAGATACCGCATCACGGTTAATCCGGTGGGCCTGTATTGCATGTTCGCGCATCATCTCTTCGAGAGCGCTGGCCTGATCGATGATTTCAGTCATGGCTGTTTCTCCACTCGGTTATTCCAGGCCGCAAGGGCCTTTTGTTTTTGTCCTGAGTAGCGACCTTGCGCTTGGCATGATGGGTTTAAGCAAGCTATTTGATGGCCGCCAAAATCTATTCCATTGAATTGATGGTTAAGCCACTGGGCTGCGCATCCGCAAAACGGACACGGCTTAATTTCTTCGCTCATACTCACCACTCCCTGAACTGTCGGTTAATCCGGCTGACGGCAAACGCCAGCAATAAAAAGGGAGCTATAAACTCCCGGGTGATTTGTTCTGTCATGCTGCGTCCTCAATCTGGTTTAAGCATGGAGAATGCTGCTGCCGCCACTCGTGGAACCTGTCCATTTCCAAGGGCTTTAATTCTGTCCACCCGATGGGCCAGCCCATGAACCACTCGACCCATCCCGGGTTCAGCTGTCCATCCTGCTGTGGATGAGACCCATCCGGCAACGGCCGCATTTTTATCGCACTCGGCAAGTCCGGCGTTCGGCGCAGACGCTCGCTTGGACAGTCGCCGCGGATCGTTGCCTTCGCTGTAGGCCACAATCCACATCCTGTCTCTTTCATGGGGCGCTCCGCAGTTCGATGCTGAAAGACGAAACCATTCGCAGCCATACCCCACTTCGGCAAGGTCACTAATGACCAATGCAAGACCTTTTCCTCTGAGCCGTGGGGAGTTTTCCACGCAGACGAAATTAGGTCGTACCTCACTGATGATTCGCGCCATTTCAGACCACAGTCCGGAGCGTCAGCCATCAATGCCGGCACCGTGACCATTTGCGCTGATGTCCTGGCACGGGAAGCCGCCAGAAACGACATCAACAATTCCTCGCCACGGCTTTCCGTCAAAACTGCGCACGTCAGACCAAATCGGGAAAGGTCGGAGAATTCCATCGTTTTGTCGTTGCGCGAGAACTTGTGCGGCGTAGGCATCACGTTCAACTGCGCAAACTGTTCGCCAGCCAAGGAGGTGTCCGCCGAGTATTCCTCCGCCAGCGCCTGCGAAAAGAGCCAGCTCATTCACGCCGCCTCCTGCCTGTTGAGATACTCTTCAGCGAGTCGCTGCGCCTTGAGTGGGTTACAGATGACATCACCCCATGGCATTAGCCAACCGTTAGGCCCGACAATGAATGCCAGGCGAAGTCCATGGACCACTATGTCGTCGTGAGCGTGTTTCATCAGTCGTTCCTCACATGACCGAAACGACCGATATAGTCACGGTCACGGTCGTTAATGCGTGATGGCTTCATCGGCCCGCACGGTATGAATGTCGGGTAGAACGAGGCTCTGAAATTGCTTTGCCAGAGGTGGGATTCGTACCGGCGCAGAGAACGATCCTCCCAGCAATCGTCTTCCGCCTGCTGAATCTGTTCTGGCGTTCTGTTATCCACCCGCTTTTTGCCTAACTCCTCCGCAAGGAAGGCGCAGACGCGAGCGATCACTTCATCCTTGGATTCCAGTTTTTTGGGCGCGCGAAAGTAACCCGCCCCTTGAGGAGGTTGTGACATTTTTAATCCTTAGCGGGGTGTTACTTGACTAATTTCTGCCAGATGGCGGAAACGTATTTGGCCTGATGAATGGCGTCGTCCAGGGCGCTGTGGCGGGTGCCTTCGAATGGCATATCGCGTTTAGGGTCGAAACCGATCGCTTTACCCATCTCGACGACGGTACGCACATCGCGGTCATTCCACCATTGCCATGGCGCTTCCTGCCCGGTGAGCGCGTAGCTGTTACGGAGAATGACGCAGTCGAACGACGCGCCGTTTCCCCACACCTGCACGAATCGCGGCTTGGCGTGCTTGGCGATGAAATCAGAGAGCCAGCACAAAGCAGTGGATAGCTCTTGTGTATCGTCGGTTAATGCCTTTCTGGCAGATTCGCCTTGCTCCATCCACCACAGGATTGTTGAGGCGTCTGGACGAGCCCGGAAACGCATTGATGACTCAAGAGAAACATTGACCTGGAAGTCATCTCCTGTAGCGCCAGTGTTTGGGTCGAATAATACAGCGCCGATAGAGATGATCGGCGCGTACGGCCCGTTGCCCATCGTTTCGAGGTCAATCATTAAGTGATTCATGTTCATCCTTAAATTGCGTGAATAGCGTGGCGAGGGAAGGGAAGAGTTGCCAGAGCAAACGGAATATCGTCATCGAAATCCATTGGTGGCTCGCTGTGTTGTGCTGGCGTAGAGCGCTTCTGCTGGCGAGGCTGACCGCTGCCGGACTGGTTGCCGGATTGCTGCGGACCAATCCCAGCCGGTGCGCCGCCTGCCTGTCGTCCGCCGAGCATCTGCATAACCCCGCCGACGTTTACCAGTACCTCAGTGGTGTACTTCTCGTTGCCAGACTGATCTGTCCATTTGCGAGTCCGAAGTTTCCCCTCCAGGTAAACCTCAGAACCTTTGCGAAGGTACTCCCCTGCGACCTCCGCCAGCTTGCCGCTCAGCACAACACGGTGCCATTCGGTCTGTTCTTTCTGCTCGCCTGTCACCTTATCTCGCCACTGTTCTGAGGTGGCTACTGAAAGATTGGCAAATGCGGCACCAGAAGGTGCATAGCGCACCTCTGGATCCTGCCCCAATCGCCCGACGATAATCACCTTGTTAACGCCTCTGCTGCTCATGCTGCCGCTCCTTCCTGTTCGAGTTCTGATTTCCTGATGTCATAAGCATCTTTCGCTTTAGCCTGATATTCGGTGCCGCGCAGGGTGCGCCATGCTTCCTCGAATAAAGGCTTGAGTGCTTCCATATCCGGTGCCTTGTCAGCATCAGCAACGAACTGTTTAAGGTTTTCTTCGTGCTGGTTAACTCCAGATTCCAGCCACTCCAGCAGGCGCTTGCCTGTGTCTTCGCTGAGGATTACCGGATCGGAGTTGGAGAACAACTTGGTACGGTCTTTACTGGCGATCGCATGGTGGGTTTCGTGGGCGATATCCAGAACGGTGGTGAACTCATATTCAACGCCGTCACGCTGCTCTGACTTCATGCCAAGCTTGGCGACCTTCTTGCGGCCGTTCTCTTCTACCTGGGCTGTTTCAGTCTTGCTGCGCATGGTTGCGATGATATGCATAGGTGAACGCAAAATTGCGTCGAGGAACAGGCGGTGGCGTGGGTTAATCTCGCTCCATGCTGACCAGCTATTCCCGCGGTATTTTGCCTTGGCGATGGTGTCTACCAGCTCCAGACATCCGCCAACTCCGCCCCATTCATGGGTGATGCTGTCGAGGATCAGAGTTTCATATCCGGCATCCTCGGCCGACTTAATCGCCTCAATGAATCGCTCGGGAGAGAAGGGGGGATCCAATTCTAGAACGTCAAAGTCAGCGATATCGGAATAAAGCGAGGCGCTGCCCTTTTCGGTGTCGATGAAAGCGACCTTGCCGCCGATACCTTTGGCAACCAGCAACGCGCTGTAGGTCTTTCCTGAACCGCTCGGCCCGGTAAGTGCCAGCCGTAGCCTGGCTTTCTTTCTCATGGCTTTTTCGAATTTCATGATGGTCTCTCTTAGTTAAAATTACCTGCGAACTCTTCCATGCTAATCACCGGATTCTGGCGTTCTGCTGCCAGGTTAACCGGCTCGTCATCTTCAACTGGCGATTCGGGGATCACATCACGCATCAGCCGGACGAATGCATCGTCATCCCAGCGTTCCATAGCGCTCATGCTGCACGCTCCTCAAGTTGGATACAGACACGCTCAATGGAGGCGCTGCGAAGTGCGTAGGCTGCCTCACGCTTCCATCCCAGCAGTCGGGACTCTCTGGCCTGTACCAGCCAGGCGTGATGGTTTGCCACCATTGCCGGCCGCGTTCTCGGCATTCGTGGGTGCTGATAGGGTTGTTTCATGGTTACTCCTGAAATCTGGTTGTGCGCCACCCGGCACCGATTGGCTGCCAGATGTGAAATGGGGTGGGGGATTACTTGCCGAGGGCTTTGGCGATTGCTGCCTTAGCTTTGTCGAATCTGCAAATGCACTCGAAATCATGACCGCATGACTGTGTATTGCCGGATGATGCGGACATGAAGTCTTGCAATGCAGCCAGCAGGTCAGGCGCGGCGGCGATAAGATTGGCGTCGTGCTTATTCTCAAGCTCAGTTACGCAGCGATAAGAAACCATCCCTGGCGCTAATTTCTCGTAGCTACCTTTCTGAATAACCTTGAGGTCACCGTGAATTGTTTTTGACTCCCACGGCCCGGGCGTACCCTTAAAATTTTCCATGCTGAACTCCTCAGTGCTGAATTGGATGGCCGGTGCCGTCGAGCAGAACATCGATAACGCGATCGCTAACCCGGATGATTTCGGCGTCGGTGTGCAGGTACACCCATTTGCGTTCATGGATAACTGCTGAAACGCGGTATGTGCGGCCTTCACGCAGAGCCATCATGCCAGGCTGAACACACTGGCGAATGATTGGAGTGGTGCCGTAGTGTCCGATCATGACTTCCCCTCCACCTGCTCAAGCAACCCGGCAAGAGCCATCTGCTTGCGGTCCATCGTGAACGAAACGCGAGGATTCTCGACTGATGCCAGACGCCACTCGTTATCGTTTAATTCTGTGACTGTGTACTGCTTGCCTTTGTGAGTGACTGTCATGAGGCCTCCCGCTTAGAGATAGGCCACTCAGCGTATTCACCAGGAGGTAATTCATCGGTTACATCCCTATCTGCCCATGCCCTGAATTTTTCCAGACTGATGCGAGGGTAATGCGAGCCGTTTTTCACTGTCGGGCCGTCATATTGCAGTTCGTTCATCCCGATCCAGATAACAGTGCGGTCATTAACGAGAGTTTGAAGAATTGTTCCGGTGCCACGAGGCCGCTTTGCGCGGTATGTGCGCCCGACTTTGATTTCCAGTTGTTTGCTCATAATCATCTCCGCCCTTAAGCCGGGCCGCTGAACGTTTAAAGACCTCGCACCATGGCGATTCGCGATAATTTTTTTGCGGTGGATAGCCGCTCTCATAACGCGGTTCACTCGTAAATGAACCAGGGTATGAGGTAATAAAAAAACCCGCCGGAGCGGGTCTATTTGTTCAGTGAAAGCGCCGATGTTCGCGGCCAGTAGTATTTTGGTTTAGCGCGTGAGCCAGGCTTAGGCCCCACGCATACGATGTAGCTTTCTTCTTTTCTCGGCAGCCCAGGCGAGTCTAAAAATTCTATAAATTTAGACTTCTTAACGCTTCCACCGGCCGGAATTACCTCAACCACATCACCAACTTTCACCTTCCATCCACCACCTGCCTGGCTGGACCAAATAACTTCATCACCTTCTTTGAATTTCCGTACTGGCTGATATGCCATCGCCTTACCCTCTGTAGTTACCCTGTAAAAAAAGCCCTCCTGAGAGAGCCGGCCCATTTCTAAATCCGTCTATGGAGTTCAGGACTATTTTCTTGAGTATTCCCCATGATGAATCTTCACTGCTTCAATGTATTTTTCATGCGCTTCAACTGGTGTTTTGAAAGACCCGAGATGAATTCTTTGTCCATTCACGCGGATGCTGGCCTGCCATTTGTTTGAAGATTTATGAAAGTTCACGCCAGGGAAGCCAGACGTGTTGTCGCACCGCACCTTTCTGTTGCACATGTTTTGTTGATGAGTAGCAATGCGGAGGTTGTCTATTCTGTTATCGGACGGGTCGCCATTGATATGGTCAATCATTCCGCTGGGGTATGACCCATGGTGAAGGGCATAGGCAAGAATATGTGCCAGCCTGGTTTTGCCATAGATACTAAATGTTCGATAATTCAGCTTTGTCAAAGTCCCTTTAGTCCACCCCTTAAGCGCCCGAGGAGAACCATCCAATCGCTTGAACATGCCGGTATCACCGTCATATTCGAAAATCTCTTTAAGCTTATCGATTGATGGATAGCCAGAGAATTTCATCAACTCACCCCTTCTCACGCTCTGTTTGTTTACCGTCAGCCCCTGGGGGCTGGTTGAAATGCTTTGGCGATTGGATGGCCGGTGCTGATCTCCGACTTTGCAGCCACTAAGACGGTCTGCCAGTTATCCGAGGGACGCGTCACCCCTTCGTTCACCACGCGCATCAGCCTGCGCATTCATCCAATCCCAAAGCATTCCCTGTAAACCCCCGACTATGCCGGGGGAGTACATCGCAACTGCACGATGTATGCAGTACGCCGTCCTGGTGTTAATTTTTTGTGTTTAAAGATTTACGCCGTCGCATAAGCTCTCCTTAGTTGGTGTGGTGGGTAATTTTGAAATGCTGCCGCCTGGCATCGCGTATCTTCTCCAGCTCGCAATTCTTAGCGGCCTGGTGATATCTGCTGATGTGGCATACCGGCGTTCTCGGGTCGAAGTCCCTGCCGCATACCGGGCACTTGATGCTGTTCTTCATGGGCCACCTCAGATTAATGCGATGGATTTGCCTTTCGTTTTCTGTCGACCGGTGCAGGTCACGCCCATTTCGGTGCGCGGCTTGCTGTACCAGGTGCGGTGATTCTTGCGCTCAACGACTGCAGCGCGTTTTTCCAGTCCTTCCCGATACTCAGCCAGCGCGTTCAAATCAATCGGGCTTACAGCGCTTTCTACTCGTGATTTCGGCTTGCGAGTCAGTGAGAGAACAGGGCGATTATCTGGCTTGGCGCTTACCCCAACTAACAGGGGATTTGCAGCTTTCCATTCGGCCTGTTTCTCTGCGCGGCGTTCGCGGCGGCGTGCTTGTGCATCCATTGTGGATCTCCTGTCAGTTAGCTTTGGTACTGGCGGCCTGAACTGAATCAGGCCAGGCCGTCATCGCCTAAGCTGATAACCGTCTGCCAGTCCAAAGCCTGCTGCTTTGGTTGCTGCGCTTTTTCAGCGCGGTATGTTTAAGAGCTTCACCATCCTGGTGAGTAGTGCGTCCTGCTGATGGGTTAAATGTACCTACAGGTAACGTTAATGTCTATACCTATGGGTAAAGTATTTATGCGAAAAAGATTACCCGATTGATATTTCAGGTAATTTATTTTTTGTTTGGGGTATAAAAAAGCCCGCGGGTGCGGGCTATTGGGAGGGGGTTAAGGAATCTTTTGCCATTTAACGTCGATGACGGTGCCTATTATCTGGCAGTTCCCGTTAATCTCTGTGATGGGGTACTGAGGATTTAGGGGTTTCAAGAACCTGCGACCAGCATCCTCAACGTACATTTTAAATGTCGCCTCGTTATCATTGATTAGCTTGGCTACTACGAGCTTGCCGCTTTTCGCCTCTTTGCTGGGGTCAACCAGGATGATCATGCCTTCTGGAACAGTGAACCCAACCGGAGAGGTCATTGAGTCACCTCTCACTGTCAGCCAGAATGCGTTTTCCCCGGCATGAGCAGTTGTCTCAGGCCACTCTTCAATTTCTTCCAGCTTATATGGCTCAACAGCCTCAAGCCACTGCCCTGCACTAACCCAGCTTATCAATGGAAATCCCTTTGTTTCCCTGTGCGCGCCGGAATAGGCGACGTTGCCATGACCAGCATCTGCAATGCCATCCATCCAGCCTCTTGGTAAAGAGAAAGCCTTTTCGATGATCTCAACCATATCGTCAGCAATGCGCTTACGACCTTTTTTACTCTCGTCGTAAAGCATACGGGAAACGTAAGACGGTTCCCTCTCAATTTTGCGCGCCACTTCTACGGCTTTTCCGCCGCACATTTCGTCGCGTATCTGCATTAGGCGCAAGCGCCTTTTCTCGTATTTATCCATACCTGACATTTTTACGACTCTTTACCTTATGGTAAATAACCTGCGGGTATTGATTTATTGCTTACCTATGGGTAAACTAATTCTCGTGAAGGTAAACAAGGACCCGAGACATGAATGAATTAAGGCTTTATCTCAATAGCCTTTCACCGGATGAGCAAAGGGCTTTTGCCAGCCAGTGCGGAACAACTATCGGTTATCTCCGTAAGGCGCTGAGTAAGAACCACGAATTAGGCCCGGCACTTTGCGTGCTGATAGAAAGCGCAAGTTGCAAAGCAGTAACTCGAAAGCACCTTCATCCAGGTGACTGGAACAGCATCTGGCCTGAACTGCAGGCCGCATAAGCACTACCGCTCTTATTACATCTCAGCCCTGAAAAAGGGCGATTCAAAAAAACAAGTCTCTATGGCTATGCGTGTCTGCGCATCGGCCTTTTTAACTATTTCAACACAAAGGAATTATCACAAATGGATAACACAACCACCCGCAACAAAGATCAGGCTCGAAAAATTGAGTCATGGATCCTGAATCAGATTGCTATTCGCGGCGCTTCTAACGTTGCAAAGGCATTGGGAATGGATAAGTCGGGAATTACCCGCTGGAAGGAAAACATGCTGCCGAAGCTGTCGATGTTACTGGCAGTTCTGGAGTGGGGAGTCGTGGATGACGATATGGCACGGCTGGCAAAGCAGGTTGCGGAGATTCTCACAAAAGAAAAACCCCAAACGAGCGGTAACTCGTTCAGGGCTTAGGTCACTGCGTTACGTCAACAACAGTAAACAGGTCTAATTATGACAAAACCACTCAGTCCTTACCAGGACAAATTACACAAAAACATACTACGTGATCGCTTCCTGTCCAGCTTCAAGCAGCCTGGTCGATTCCGGGCTGAGTTGGAGAAAGTGAAGCTGATGCAGAAGGAGAAAGGTCATGAGTAATCTCGCAACCGTAACACATTTAAGGCCAGCACAACGGCCTGTGGAGCGTCGTGTGGCAGAAATTGAAGATGGATATACCCGTCTTGCAAATGCCCTGTATGACGAGCTTATCGGCGCAGATTTAACGAAGAATCAGAGCAAGGTTGCTCATGCCATTTGCCGTAAAACATACGGATTTGGTAAGAAAATGGATCGCGTATCTGACAGCCAGTTATCTCAACTTACCAGGCTGCCAAGACAGAAAGTAAATAAGGCGAAAAACGAGCTGATTGCAATGAAGGTAATCCTTCGCGAAGGCAGTCAAATCGGGCCTAACAAGAACATAGATGAGTGGCAAATCGAAGGATGTCACTACTCTGGTGATAATGTCACTGCATTGGTGACAAAAAATGTCACCAAAACGGTGACTAGCCTGTCACCAAAACAGAGTCACACAAAAGAAACTATTCAAAAGAAAGAAATAAACAATACCCAAACCCACGAAGTGGGCTTGTCTGGTGAGGAAAAATTAACACCCCGCCAGAAAGGCACTAACCCACGGGCAACAAAAACCAATCCACGGTCAGCTGTTCCAGAGTTCGACCGCGAACGCTTCAAGAACACATGGAACTGCAAAGCCAATAAGTTCGGCATCCCAACTATCCGAAGCATCACCAAATCGACTGAGGCTGGCATTCAGCGCCTGTGGCAATCGTACCTGAAGCAGTGCAAAGAGCTTGGCAAAGAGCCAAACGCCATTGACGACTTCCTGAATGGCTACCTTGAGCATGGTTATCAGCCGACTCGCTGGGCGTGTGGAGACAATCCGTCAGGTACTCGATACGGAATTGAAACGGCGCTGCGGCAGGAGAAGATTGACCAGATTTTAGGGAGTGGTGACTGATGGAAAGTTACGATTTTGAGCACCAACTTGTTGGCTCGATGATGGTGAAAGGGGATCACATCGACTGCCGGGAGATTGCCGGTAAGCTGCCGCCAGAAGCATTCGAGAACCACCACCTGCGCAGTATGTATATCGCCATAAGCAATCTGCTGAACAAGGCCGAGCCAGTGGATATGTTCACCGTCAAAGACGCTGTACCGCCTGCCACAAAGGATTTTGTAGTCGAGGTCGCCTGCCAGTGTACGTCGGCTGCAAATATCCGTGGCTGGGCAAAGCGCGTCAGGCAGTGCTGGATGCTTCGCCGCGGTGAGGCTGAGCTAATCCGGTCCGCTGGCATTCTTGCTTCTGCCGGCACTCACGACCTGAACGACCGGATCGCCGAGGTGAGCGGGATTCTCTCAAAGCTGCAATTCGAGACGAACGACAAGTTGCCGCGGCGCATTGGAGATCTGCTGGACGATTACATGGTGGTGCTGGAAAACCGCATGCGTGGTGAAGAGTCCGGGCTATATCTGAAAACCGGTATTCAGCCGATGGATGATGCTTACGGCGGATTCGACCGTACAGACCTGATCATCATCGCCGGTCGCCCTGGTATGGGTAAGACGGAACTGGCGATCAACATCGCTAACTCCATCGGCCGGCAGAAGGGGAAGGGTCTGTTTGTCTCGATGGAAATGTCAGATATGCAGGTCGTTGAGCGCCATGTTGCTGACCGGGCAGGTTTATCAGTCAGCACTCTCCGCAACCCTCTCGGCATGATTCAGGAGCACTACACCCTGCTGACAGCTGCAACCGGAATGCTGCTCGAAGAGGACAACTACGTTCTCGACGGCGCTTTCACGGTTGATGAGTGTATCGCCCACGCTGAGCGCCTGAACATGGACGGCGGCCTTAGTTTCCTGGCTATCGACTACCTGGGCCTGATTGAGAAGCCAAAGGCAGATCGTAACGACCTGGCGATTGCTGAAATCACCCGCAAGTTGAAGCAATTCACCCTACGCAACAAGGTGCCGGTAGTCCTGTTATCTCAGTTAAACCGTGGCGTTGAAGGTCGTCAGGATAAGCGACCTAACCTGGCAGACCTGAAAGACTCCGGCGCCATTGAGCAGGACGCAGATGTAATCATCTTCCCGTATCGCGATGAGGTTTACGACGAGAACAGCAACATGAAGGGCATAGCTGAAATCATCGTCGGCAAGTACCGATCCGGCCAGCCCCAGACGTTCTACATGGGATGGAAAAACGGACACTTCACAAACATCGATCAGGCAGAAGCTTCTAAGCAGTTCGCCAGCAATCAGGCTGAACCAAAAGCCAAAGATTGGAGATGAGCCATGAAAATTACCAATCAGAACGCCGTAATCATCCAGTACATAACCAGGCACCCTGGCTGCTACATGTCTGATATTCGGCGGGACACGTCACTCCAGAAAGGGGCGATATCTTCGGCGTTAACTGAATTGACCAAAGCTAAAACGCTGCGTCGTGAGGGCTTCGAGAAGCGTTATCGCTACTTCGTGGTACGACTGGAAGACCGGCCTACAATCGAGCCGAAGCGGATTCCAAAGCAGCCCAACCGTGATACAGCCAACCCTCTTAACAACCTATTCAATCAGTGCCTGGCATCAGTGCGGGGCGGGAGAGCATCAGCATGAGCATCGAGAAATTGACTGAAGTTTTCATCACCAAATATGCCCTGACTGAAGGCCCATTTAAAGTTATGGCAGAGATTTCTAACGAAGGTCGAATGGCGACTTACAAAATTCCGGGATGTTTTTATAACTATGCTCACGGAAAGGATTTTTGGCTGACCGAAGAAGAAGCACTGGCTGATTGTGAACGTCGCCGCGCCGCAAAGATTAAATCCATCGAGAAGCAGAAAAATAAACTGGAAAGCATGACTTTCACCATCGCGGAGCTAACAGCATGAGCAGCAGAGAGCAATTTGAAGCGTGGTTATCAAGCGAATATCAGTGGGCCAATGACGCGCTGAACGAGGCCCATTTCCATGGCGATGACGCTACAGGTTACTACACCGGGGGCGACTTCATTTACGACGGACGTAGTTGTAGCGATGCACTTTTCTGGGCGTGGCGTGGATGGCAGGAAAGCCACCAACAAGGCGAAGCCAAGTGCGCGGCGCTGGCTGCGGATAACGATACTGCCATGACGGCACTGAAGCAGGCTGACGAAGTGGTTAAGTCGGCGTATGAAAAATACGTGGCGTTAGCTGATGAAAACATGGCACTAAAAAGCGCTCGTCAAAATGCGATGACGCTGCCAGAAACCCCGTCCACCGACGCCTTCCTGGCTGAAGTGCGGGAACAGATCTGGATTGAGGGTAGCGAACCGGCGGAGTTTGGCCGTTACTGGGTGCGATATGAAACAGATGTTGGTCCGCAATATTGCTCCGCTAAGTGGATGGAGCACAACTTCTGCGCAGGAAGTGACACCAACATCCACAAAATCTGGCTCGCCGACCACTCACGTTCAATCAACAGCCTGAAGGGTGTAACCCACTACACCATGTTGCCAGAGCCAATCGAAGGAGGTGCCAAGTGAGTGCAGAAATTACCTCAATCTCTGGCTTTCTCAACGACCTCCGCTGGGGTGCTGATAAGCACGTCATTAACTATGAAAACGAGCATGTATGGATGGGGTCATGCGAACAAGGTGGCTTCACTGACTGCTGCTATTACGGCTACGAATGCGAACGCCACAAGCCTATCAGAGAAGCAGAGGACGCCGCCCAACTTCGCAAAGGAGCATCAGCATGAGCAGAATCCGTAATTTCGGCTGGAATCGCGTCAAACTGGCAACCCTGTCATACGAGCAGCTCAATCAACTCGAAGAGCAGGTTAAGCTCGACCACGCCTGCAAAGACGACATCCACATGTACGACAAGTCAGGCCGTGACAAGCTCGATGCACTGAGCTGGGCCGTATACAACAAGCAGAAGCAGGAGGCAGCCCAATGACCAACAAACAGGCGCTGCGTGAAGCGGCACAGGAAGAAATCATGTTGCGGTCAGTCAGTGATACCTCTGATGCCTGGCAGGACTTAGCCAACCCGGTCACCGTGCTGGCTCTGCTGGATGAGCTGGAAGCCGCAGAGAACAGGAATGATAGACTCGAATCCATTGTGACCGTTTCCGAGCAGCGCAACGCACTCATGCGAGAATGGAAGCGTGCCCTTAAGGTTCCATGTGACCTCGTTGATGATCAGGTTCCGCTAGTTATTCATAGCATGGTCCTCCGTCTGGATAGGCTAAAGGAAACCGAAGAGAAACTTAAATCGGCAGAGGATCAGATAGCAGAACTGGTAGCCGCTGGCATCCTCGTCAGCATCAACGGGGAGGGGTGATATGGCTCTGACCAAAAAGCAGCGCGCAGAACTGAGAGAAAAGTTCGGTGGATGCTGCGCCTATTGTGGGTGTGAACTGAGCGATAAATGGCATGCTGACCATGTTAAGCCGGTAATTCGTTTTGATGGGCAAATGCTTCATCAGGAACGAGACGAAATCGACAACATGGTTCCCGCCTGCCATCCCTGCAACCTGCATAAGCACTGCAATAGCCTGGATGATTACCGCCGAATTATCGACGATGGCCGCCGTGAGTTTCTCAGGTCAGGCAAAGGTAAAGCCTTGGTGCGAATGGGGCTGGTTGAGATGAAGCCAGACCCGATTGTGTTCTGGTTCGAACAGTATCAGGCGAGGGCTAACACATGACATTCACCAAAGAGCAGTTGATCAATCAGGCGCGTGAAGAAGTTGCTTTCTGGCGCGAGCGTGACGAGCTAATTCCGTCTCAGCAAACTTCTATACGCCTGCGCCTGGCTGAAATCACGCTGGCAGCGCTGACGGCTGAGCCTGTTGGCGTGGCCCGGCTGGATATGGACTGGACGACATACAGGAATGTTTGCACTGTTGATATGCGCCCTGACTTAGTGCTTAGCGAGCTGAATACTGGCATGGATTTATACACCGCCCCGCCAGCGCCGGTAGTGCTGGATAGTTATGTACTGGTGCCGGTTGATATGGCTCCCGAGATGATGCGCGCGGTTCAGCTTAACTCTGAGCTTGGAGGTTACGCCGCCGCTAACCTATCCGGTGCTTACTCGCTGTTCCGTGAGTTCTGGGATGTTGCTATCGCAGCAGCACCTCAGCAGGAGGTGAAGTGATGGCTAACCTGCAGCTGGCAGTAAAAGGCGAATATTTCGATCAGATGAAGCGGGGCGAGAAAACCGAGGAATACCGACTGGTTAACTCATATTGGCAGAAGCGGCTGTTTCATGGCTTCACCCAAAACCTGCCTAAGAAATATGACAGGCTCATAATCACCAAAGGGTATCCGAAGCGCGACGATGCGAGCAGGCGGATCGACGTCCCGTATGAGGGATGTGAAGTGAAAGTGATAACGCATCCACACTTCGGACCAGATCCGGTGAAGGTCTTCGCCATCAAGGTCAACATTCAGCAATGACAATCAGCCCTCTTCTGAGGGCTTTTTCTCGCGTTGATTTTGGATCATCAACCAGCCATAATTACTTCACCAGAGCCTGAACAACTCTGGTGACCTCGCGCCTGGGAGGGGACTTCTAGGCCATGCATCAAACAAAGAGTAAACATCATCAGTCGCAGGCGCAAAAACGTGTCTGGGGCTTTCTGCATTCTGCGGTTTCCCATGGGGAGGCCGTATGACTCTGCCAGTAGACGGCATCAAACTCCATCGCGGTAACTTCGCGGCTATCGGCCAACAGATTCAGCCCTTGCTGGATGCCGGGCAATGTTTCCGCCTGCAGGTTAAACCCTGGCGCGAGAAGCGCAGCCTGTCGCAGAACTCACTTCTTCACATGTGGCTGACTGAAATCAGCGAATACCTGATCAAATCCGGCCGCACCGACGCCACCCCGGAATGGGTTAAGCGTAACCTCAAAAAGACCTACCTCGGCTGCGAAGAGGTCACTTACACCGACTTCATTACCGGCGCCAAAGAAACCACCTGGGAACCTCGTCACACGTCTCAACTCGATACCGGGGAGATGCATATCTTCCTGTGCAAAGTCGAGGCGTGGTGCGCCCAGTTTGGTCTGGCGCTGACAATTCCTACCGGTTGCGAGTATCAGCAGCTGCGCGATAAGCAGGAGGCGTAATGGCTAAGTTGCCTCGCAAAAAATGCAAAGTCTGTGGCGAGTGGTTCCATCCTGCCTACACCAATATCGTCTGGTGCTGCCCGGCTCACGGCGCTATCTACGCTCTTGAGCTGCGCGCCAAAGAGAAAGTTAAGGCTGAGGCCAAACGCATCAGAGAGAAGCACCAGGCTGAGAAAGAGAGTAGGGATCTGCAGGCCAAAAAACGCTTTGAAGTTAAGCCGCTAAGTTACTTCGCAAAGCAGGCGCAGCAAGCGTTCAATGAATTTATTCGGTATCGGGATCGGCATCTTCCATGCATCAGTTGCGGCCGCAATCACGATGGTCAGTATCATGCCGGCCATTTCCGCACGACCGGAGCAAACCCAGAGTTGCGCTACAACGAAGACAACTGTCATCGCCAGTGTGCCCCCTGTAATAACCATCTGTCAGGCAACCTGATCGCCTATCGACCAGCGCTTATCACCAAGATCGGGCAATCCCGCTTTGATGCCCTGATGGGGCCGCACGAATTACCGAAATGGAAACGCGACGACTACATCCGTATCCGCGATGAGTACCGCGCCAAGCTCAAAGAACTGAAACGGAAGGAGGCCGCGTGACATCAGATCAGATAGCCCGATACCAGGCCGAAAGCGTTAAGCGCGCCAATCTGCCTCCAGTAGCAAAGCACAGCCAGACCGAAACCAAACAGCCGATTAAGGAAGCCGCATGATGAACATTCAGTATTTGCAGTACGTGCGTGAACAGCTCATGGTGGCGACCGCTGACCTGAGTGGTGCGACAAAAGGCCAGCTGATGGCATGGCTGGAGAATGCTCAATTCGATACAGGTACGTTTAAGCGGAAGAAGCCGCGCGTGAAGGATGATGTTACCGGGAGGATGATAACGCTGGATAACCCTCCGATCCCGGGCAAGCAGTCGCGCGCTAAGGGGGCGCACATCCCTCTTGTTCAGCCGGTCGAATACTCCACGGCATCGTGGCGGCGGGCGGTCCTGTCGCTTGAGGAACACCAGAAGGCATGGCTGCTCTGGAACTACAGCGAAAACACGCGCTGGGAGAACCAGGTGACGATTACCCAATGGGCCTGGGCAGAATTCAGGGAGAAACTGGGCACCAAAAAAGTGGCAGGCAAGACGCTGGAGCGGCTGCAGAAGCTTATCTGGCTTGCGGCGCAGGATGTTAAGGCTGATCTGGCCGGTCGCGAAACTTATCAGAAGCAAGATTTGGCTGAGTTGTGCGGCATTAAGCCCGACAACTGGAGCCATAACTATGCCGACTACTGGCAATCCATGTGCGCTATCTTTGAGCGACTTGATAGCGGATCTCTTCTGAGAACAGTGAGAACACGATCACAACAAAAATCAGCTTTTTCGCAGCAAGGTGTTGCAAAAGTCAATTAAATACCGTACATTTCATGTAAATCTGATATCGTCGCCATAGCTTTGGTTGTCGACTGAATTACACAAAAGAGCCACTGGTTAACGCCGGTGGCTTTTTCGTATCTGAATCCCGCTACCTGGGACTTTTAGGCCGAAGAGCCAATATTGCCATTCCCTCATAAACGCCTACGGGCGATTTAAGCGCCGTTGGAAACCCCCATCTCCAGATGTACGGCGCTCTTTTATTTTTCAATGCGCAGCTGGGAATACCCAATGGAGAACAGCCTAATCACAAGCATTGCTGCCGTGTTATTTGGTGGCGGTGCGCTCGCGCTTTTCTGGAAGCCATTAAGCGCGGTCATTGCTTCAGCCGTCACTAATAACAGGGCAGGCGGCGAGGTAATCACGCATTACAAAGAGCAGGTTGTTCTTCTCAAGGCCGCAAACGACGAGCTGCGTCAAGAGAACAACGAATTGAGAGAGCGAAGAGAAAAGGATCTACAGCGCATTTCACACCTGGAAAGCGATATACGCATCATCAAAAACTCGCTTCGCATACTGATAGCAATGACTCAGACCGGAGGCGATGAACAATTCCGGGGCCAGGTAAGCTCAATGCTTGCGAAGCTGGAGGAAGATCGCCATGAAAGTTAAAGCGTTTATTGAGAGCCATAAAGGGCGTCTCATGATAGGCGCCATGTTTCTTCTGTTCTGTGCCATGTGCAGCGTGTTGACTGTTGCCTTCAACTACTCAAACAACAGGATGCGAGCCGAGTATCGAGAGATTGCAGATAAACGCGATCAGAAAGTCGAGAACCTTGGCAGGCAGGTGGGTGAGTTGAAGGTAAAGGTGGACTCCCTGCCGGAGCGAACAGCAGAAAAGACAGCCGACAAAGTTAAGCCACTGGTTGAGGAGGAGAAGAAATGACTCAAATTATTCCGATCCTCAACTTTGAGGAAGGCTACCGGGAAAAGCCATACCGGGACACTCTCGGATACCCAACCGTTGCTGGCGGCATCAAGATCGGCCCTAAAGGCGCAGCGTTATCCAATTACACCTTCACCGTTCCGCGCCGCGTTGGCGATGTATGGAAAGAGGTATTTGTCGAGAACACTATCACCGAGATGCAGCTGCGACCTGCAATCATCAGCGCACTGAAAAGCTGCAATGATCCCCGCCGGGATGTCCTGATTAGCATGGCCTATCAAATGGGCGTTCCGGGCCTGGCTGGTTTCAAAAACACTCTGGCGATGATCACCCAGGGTAACTTCGACGGTGCATCACGCGGAATGCTGAACAGCCTTTGGGCCAAGCAAACTCCAGAACGCGCTCAACGCCACGCAGAAGTGATGCGATCCGGCAGCTATGACACCTACAAGGGGCTGATTTGATGGATGCCCTCAGCATGCTCCGCGGGATGTCTGGAAATATCTCTCTCAGTCGCACACAGGCCGCGCTCGGGTTCCTGGTGAGCAGTTGCGTTGTCGGATGGCAGGCCTATCAGGGAGCGTTGTCTGAGGTCGTATTTGGCCTCTATTTCGGTTTCTGCACCGCCGGGTATCTCGGCGCCAAAAAGCTGTCCGGTGACAAAGACATCAAGGAACAGCAAATCGACGCCGGTATGAACCCAGGAGAGAAACCATGAGCATCATTGAAATGCTGATCGCCGGATTCTTCGCTGCGGTGACGATTGCTGCCACTGCCTTTGGTGTCGGCCACTCAAAAGGGAAAGGCAAAGCTGAAAAGGAAGCCACCGAGCGAGAGACGAAATCCAAAATTGAACAGGCCAGCGCCGCAGCCAGGCGTCAGACTCAAACAAGCAAAGAGGCTTCAGATGTTCAGGAAACCGTTACTCGCATGCCTGGCAGCGATGTTGATGACGAGCTGCGCAAAGACTGGCTCAACAAATAACACCGTCGTTGTGGACACCGCATGTAATTGGGTAAAGCCGATCCTCGTTACTGAGGCCGACATCCTGTCAATGGACGACCGCACCAAGCGAGCCATTCTGACCCATAACAAAACATGGAAAGCTAACTGCCAGCAGGAAGCCAAATGAGTGCCTACTCCATCTACAACATCATATCCGGCGGCGCTATTGCCGCTCTGCTCATGACATGGGTGTTCTTCTGGCTTTACTGGAAGCAGGAGCGCCGTCACCGCGATGAAATCAGGAAGATGCAGCGTGAGGTTGTGATGGAGATTAAAAGCGCTCACAAGCTGAATTAGACAGCAAAATGAAGAACCTCGTCCGTGAGGCTCTGACACAGTCTCTCCACTGGACTTTAAGCATAGAGAATTCTCAGCCTCGCAATAGCGGGGTTTTTTATTGCACGAATTTCGCTTATCCCCTACGGCGGATAAATCAAAATTAACCCCTGCAACGGATAACCGGAGCCATCATGGACAAGGTGAGAATTAATCATCTCCCGCCGATAGTTGTCGTTCGTCCTGAATATATGGGCGAGGTCTTTATCCCTAAGCTCACGCTAAAAGAGCGAATCATCGGCAGAATTTATCAGATGGAGTTCTACATCAAGGTGGCGATTATCTGGGCTATCTGGATTGGCCTTGTCATCTGGGGCGGCGAATACATCGCGAGCAAATAACTGGAGCAGCAAATGACCACCATCACCGCACTCACCGACTTACAGCAGATGAACCTCGAGATCTTCCGCATGGTTCAGAACGACACCGCAGCAGCTGAGAAAGCTATCTCTTTCGTTGCTGGTAATCAGCTGAACTATGAACTGTTCAAAGACCAGTATCATCTCGCAGGTGCTGAAAGCAGCCCGGTATCGCGCACTGATAAGGCAATCCGCGAAGCTAAAGAAGCACTCGACCTTTTCACTGCTGGAGAATAACTAAATGGCGATCACATCTATTCAGACAGCCACGGCCGGTTCTGTTGCTAACCTCGTGCCGGTAGTCAAGGCACATATTGCCGCCTCCCGATTCCCACAGGGAGGACTGAAAGGCGTTCATGCGACAGTCAGTAAGACAGAATACTTCCAGGTGGTAGCAGTCGGCGGTACAACTGCGACGGATTACGACATCGTTGTAAGCCAGGATCGCGCCGACTTCACCAATAAGTGCAACGCGAAGATTACTGCAGGTTTCCTGCCATTGGGTGACATGAGCGTCATTCAGATGGGCCCAGGGCGAACCTGCGAATACGCACAAGCATTCACTAAGGCGTAATGAACTATGGCGGCTGAGAAAGGTAAAGCCGGTCGCCCTTCGGATTACATGCCGGAGGTGGCCGATGACATCTGTGCGCTACTTACCTCTGGTGAAAGCCTGGTCAAGGTGTGCAAGCGTCCAGGCATGCCAGACAAGTCCACGGTATTCCGCTGGATAGCTGCGCATGATGATTTTCGCGACAAGTACGCGAAGGCAACCGAGGCGAGGGCGGATGCCATTTTCGAAGAGATATTCGACATCGCTGATGACGTCATCCCTGATTCTGCCGAGGTGGCAAAGGCAAGGCTGCGAGTTGATACCCGGAAATGGGCACTGGCTCGAATGAATCCCCGCAAGTATGGCGATAAGGTCACCAACGAACTTGTCGGCAAAGACGGCGGCGCCATCCAGATTGAAACCTCACCAATGAGTACACTATTCGGCAAATGACAACGATAAACCCTATCTTCCAACCGTTCATCGAGGCGCATCGCTATAAAGTCGCAAAGGGCGGTCGAGGTAGCGGTAAGTCGTGGGCCATTGCCCGGCTCCTCGTTGAGGCGGCAAGGCGTCAGCCAGTACGCATCCTGTGTGCTCGTGAGCTGCAGAACAGTATCAGTGACTCGGTGATCCGCTTGCTTGAGGACACCATTGAGCGTGAAGGATATGCGGCAGAGTTCGAAATCCAGCGCTCGATGGTCAGGCATCTGGGTACCGGTGCCGAGTTCATGTTCTACGGCATCAAAAACAACCCGACCAAGATTAAATCCCTTGAGGGGATAGACATCTGCTGGGTGGAAGAGGCCGAAGCTGTAACGAAAGAGTCGTGGGATATTCTGATCCCGACCATCCGAAAGCCGAGCTCTGAAATCTGGGTCAGTTTCAACCCGAAGAACATTCTCGACTATACCTATCAGCGCTTTGTTGTCGACCATCCTGACGACATCTGTCTGCTGACGGTGAACTACACCGACAATCCACACTTCCCCGAAGTTCTTCGACTGGAGATGGAGGAGTGTAAGCGCCGCAATCCCACCCTGTATCGTCACATCTGGCTCGGTGAGCCGGTAAGCGCAAGCGATATGGCAATCATCAAGCGTGAATGGCTGGAAGCGGCTACAGACGCGCACAAGAAGCTTGGATGGAAAGCGAAGGGCGCTGTTGTTTCAGCGCATGATCCATCAGATACCGGTCCGGATGCCAAGGGCTATGCCTCACGACATGGATCAGTAGTGAATAAAGTTCTCGAAGGCCTGCTGATGGATGTGAATGAAGGCTCAGATTGGGCCACATCGCAGGCCATAAAAGATGGCGCAGACCATTACCTTTGGGATGGTGATGGAATTGGTGCGGCCCTGCGCAGGCAGACTACTGATGCATTTAGCGGCAAGAAGATAACCGCAACAATGTTCAAGGGTAGCGAATCACCATTTAACGAAGATGCACCGTATCAGGCCGGTGCGTGGGCAGATGAAGTAGTCCAGGGTGACAACATACGCACCATTGGCGACGTGTTCCGCAATAAGCGCGCGCAGTTCTACTACACCCTGGCAGACAGGCTTTATCTGACATACCGCGCCGTTGTGCATGGCGAGTATGCAGACCCTGACGAGATGCTGAGTTTCGATAAGGAGGCTGTAGGCGATCTAATGCTTGAAAAGTTGTTCGCTGAACTCACGCAGATCCAACGTAAATTTAACGGTAACGGCAAGCTTGAGTTGATGACCAAAGTCGACATGAAGCAGAAGCTCGGCATCCCGTCACCTAACCTGGCCGACTCCCTGATGATGTGCATGCATTGTCCGGCAATGGCGCCAGAAGAAACGGATATCTACGTTCCCTCATCCTCCGGTTGGTAAACATGGCAGAGACATTAGAGAAAAAACATGAGCGCGTCATGCTCAGGTTCGACCGCGCCTATTCTCCGCAGCAGGACGTGCGCGAGAAGTGTGTCGAAGCTACTCGTTTTGCCCGCGTTCCCGGTGGGCAGTGGGAAGGAGCGACGGCGGCGGGAACCAAGCTTGATGACCAGTTTGAGAAGTACCCGAAGTTTGAGATCAACAAGGTAGCCACTGAACTTAACCGCATCATCTCTGAGTACCGTAATAACCGCATAACCGTCAAGTTCCGTCCAGGCGACCGCGAAGCAAGCGAAGAGTTAGCCAACAAGCTGAATGGCCTGTTCCGTGCCGATTATGAAGAAACGGACGGCGGTGAAGCTTGCGATAACGCATTCGACGATGCGGCTACCGGCGGCTTTGGCTGCTTCCGCCTCACATCGATGCTGGTAAACGAATACGACCCGATGGATGAGCGTCAGCGCATCGCCATTGAGCCTGTATACGACCCGTCACGCTCAGTATGGTTCGACCCTGACGCGAAGAAGTACGACAAGTCAGACGCTCTCTGGGCTTTCTGCATGTACTCGCTTTCGCCTGAGAAGTACGAATCGGAGTACGGCAAGACACCGCCGTCATCACTCGATACCACCACGATTACCAGCTGGGAGTATGACTGGTTCGAGCCGGAAGTCGTCTACATCGCCAAGTATTACGAGGTGCGCAAAGAGTCTGTTGATGTCATCAGCTATCAGCAGCCGATTACCGGAGAGATAGCCACTTACGATAGCGATCAGATCGAGGACATCGAGGATGAACTGGCTGATGCCGGATTCGTTGAGGTGGCCCGGCGCTCTGTTAAGCGTCGACGTGTCTACGTCTCCGTGGTGGATGGTGAGAACTTCCTTGAGAAGCCACGCCGCATCCCTGGCGAACACATCCCGCTGATTCCGGTTTATGGCAAACGCTGGTTCATCGACGATATCGAGCGTGTTGAGGGCCATATTGCGAAAGCCATGGACCCGCAACGGCTTTACAACCTGCAGGTTTCGATGCTGGCTGATACCGCCTCGCAAGACCCCGGTCAGATCCCCATTGTTGGGATGGAGCAGATCCGCGGCCTTGAGAAGCACTGGGAGGCTCGCAACAAGAAGCGCCCTGCATTCCTCCCACTGCGCGAGGTGAAGGATAAGGCTGGCAATATCATTTCCGGTGCCACGCCGGCAGGCTACACGCAGCCAGCGGTGATGAATCAGGCGTTAGCAGCGTTACTGCAGCAAACCAGCGCTGACATTCAGGAGGTAACCGGCGGCAGTCAGGCTATGCAGCAGATGCCGAGCAATATCTCGCAGGAGACTGTCAGCAACCTGATGAACCGCTCTGACATGGCGTCATTCATCTACCTGGACAACATGGCGAAGAGCCTTAAACGTGCAGGTGAGGTTTGGCTGTCTATGGCTCGTGAGGTTTACGGCTCTGATCGCGAGGTCAGGGTGGTTAACGACGACGGCACCGATGACATCGCGCTGATGAATGCTCAGGTAGTCGACAGGCAGACGGGTAATGTTGTTGCTCTGAATGACCTCTCAACCGGTCGTTACGATGTCACGGTTGACGTTGGCCCGAGCTATACCGCCCGGCGTGATGCCACCGTTTCGGCTCTCACTCAGGTTCTGCAAACCATGCTGCCGCAGGACCCGATGCGCCCGGTTATTCAGGGAATCATTCTGGACAACCTCGACGGCGAGGGGATGGATGACTTCAAAGAGTTCAACCGCAAGCAGCTGCTTACGTCTGGCGCTGTTAAGCCGCGTAACCAGAAAGAGCAGCAGATTGTTCAGCAGGCTCAGATGGCAGCGCAGAACCAGCCAGATCCGAACATGGTTCTCGCTCAGGCTCAGATGGTTGCGGCTCAGGCCGAGGCACAGAAGGCTCAGAACGAAACCGCACAGGTGCAGATCAAGGCGTTCTCTGCTCAGCAGGATGCGCAACTTAGTCAGGCTCAGGTCGTTAAGACTCTGGTCGATGCCAAAGCCACTGATGCCAAGTCAGTGCGGGATGCTCTGAAGGTGCTTAATGACTGGTACCAACAGCAACAACAAAACTCCCGCGATAACGCAGATCTAATTCTGCGCCACACCCAAACAGCATCACAGTCACCGGCAGACTCACTGCCGAGTTAATCAGGAGTAATTAATGGAAAGCGAACTGATCATCGACGGTCAGGTTATTGACCTGTCTGAAAAACAGGAATCAACCGAAGAGGTGACCTCTGAACAGCAGCAGCCTGAGGAGAATGTCCAGGCTCCCACCGAAGACGTGGAAACCGATGGTGAGCAGACCGAAGGTCGGCCGGATGAGTACTCCCTGCGTGTCGGTGATGAAGAAATCTCCCTAACGGAAGAGGATGACGATCACGTTGATGGTCAGCCTGCTCCGCAGTGGGTGAAAGACCTTCGCAAGAACAACCGCGAAAAAGAAAAAGAGATACGTGAACTGCGCCGCCAGCTTGAGCGGGTTCAATCCAGGCCGGCAGAGCAGCAACCACAGCAGCAAGCAGACGTCATTCCTCCGAAGCCGACTCTTGAGTCGTGTGATTACGATGAAGAAGCGTTTGAGACAGCACTGACTGACTGGCATGAGAAGAAGGGCCGTGCCGAGCAGAACAAGCAACAGCAAGAACGTCAGCAGCAGGAGCGTCAGCAGCGTTTCCAGCAGCGGGTTGAAGCCCATAAGCAGCGTGCCGCCAAACTCCCGGTGAAAGATTACCAGGAGATGGAGGATATCGTGCGTGCCGAGGTGCCTGACCTGCACAAGGAAATCCTGATCCACTGCGCTGATGAAGGCTCCGAGCTTATCGCCTACGGGCTGGGCAAGAGCCAGCAACTACGCCAGCGTGTAGCCGCTGAGACAGACCCAATTCGCGCAGCATTCCTCTTAGGCCAGATTAGCAAGCAAGTGAGCCTTGCACCGAAGCCTAAGAAAGCCATCAAACCAGAGCCGGAAGTTCGAGGTGGCGGCGCTGATGCGAAACAAGACGACTTCAACAAATTCTGCCCCGGCGCAATCATCGAATAGGAAAAGCTAAATGGCTACTACCAACAAACTCGACAGCAACGTCAGTCAAATCGTCCTCAAAAAATTCCTTCCGGGCTTCATGTCTGACCTGGTGCTGGCAAAAACCGTAGACCGTCAGTTGCTGGCAGGGGAGATCAACTCCAGCACCGGCGACAGCGTAAGCTTCAAACGTCCGCATCAGTTTGCGTCCGTGCGTACTCCAACCGGTGATATTTCCGGCCAGGCGAAGAACAACCTGATTTCAGGTAAAGCGACTGGTAAAGTTGGCAACTACATCACCGTTGCCGTGGAATACGGCCAGTTGGAAGAGGCTATCAAGCTCAACCAGTTGGATGAAATCCTCGCCCCTGTTCGCCAGCGCATCGTTACCGACCTCGAAACGGAACTCGCCAAGTTCATGATGAACAACGGCGCATTGTCTCTGGGTAGCCCTAATACCCCGATCAACAAATGGTCTGACGTTGCCCAAACCGCTTCCTTCCTGAAGGACCTGGGCGTGGAAGAGGGTGAAAACTACGCGGTAATGGATCCGTGGTCGGCGCAGCGCCTGGCTGATGCTCAGTCTGGCCTGCATGCATCCGACCAGTTAGTGCGTACTGCATGGGAGCAGGCGCAGATCGCCTCCAATTTCGGCGGCATCCGTGCGCTGATGTCCAACGGCCTGGCTTCACGTACTCAGGGCGCATTCGGCGGCACGCTGACTGTTTCCAGCACTCCAACCGTGACCTACGATGCGGTGAAAGACACCTATCAGTTCCAGGTGACGCTGGCTGGCGCAACGGCTTCTGTCACTGGCTTCCTGAAAGCTGGCGATCAGATTAAGTTCACAAGCACCTACTGGCTGCAGCAGCAGACTAAGCAGGTTCTGTATAACGGCTCTACGCCGATCAGCTTCACGGCGACCGTTCTGGCAGACGCTAACTCTACTGCCGGTGGCGCCGTCACTGTGACACTTTCTGGTGTGCCTATTTACGACACAACTAACCCGCAGTACAACTCAGTCAGCCGCGCCGTGACATCTGGCGACGCAGTGACGGTGATTGGCACCGCAGGGCAGACCATGAAGCCGAACCTGTTCTACAACAAATACTTTGTTGGCCTTGGCACGGTTCCGCTGCCGAAGCTGAACAGCATCGACTCCGCCGTCGCAACTTACGAAGGCTTCTCCATCCGCGTGCACAAGTACGCTGATGGCGACGCTAACGTCCAGAAAATGCGTTTCGACCTGCTGCCAGCCTACGTGTGCTACAACCCGCACATGGGCGGTCAGTTCTTCGGTAATCCGTAAACACAGGGGCTTCGGCCCCTTTCTTTTTTGAGGTGACTATATGGATCGCATGAGCGTATTCCTCCCAGCCGATAACGAAGCCGGGCATGTGCAGGCGGTTATCGTAGAGAAAGACTTCCCAATTTACGAAAAGCTCGGCTTTGTCGCATCCGTAGACGATCTGAAGCCAGCCACCAAGCGCGGACGTAAGGCGGCAGATAATGGCGATGACACTGACAAAGGGTGAGATCGTACTGTTTGCCCTGCGCAAGTTCGCGGTGGCATCCAATGCTACGCTGACCGACGTTGAGCCGCCATCAGTGGAGGATGGCGTCAACGATCTGGAAGACATGGCCGAAGAGTGGCTGATTAACCCGGGTGACATTGGCTATAAGTTTTCGGCAGAGGATGAGGCACCGCTGCCTGACGATGACGCTGGGATCCCCCGGAAATACAAACACGCTGTCGGCTATCAGCTTCTGCTTCGCATGATGTCCGACTACAGCCTTGAGCCGTCTCCGCAAATCCTCACCAACGCACAGCGGTCATACGACGCACTGCTTACTGACACTCTCGTTGTGCCTTCAATGCGGCGCCGCGGCGATATGCCAGTTGGACAGGGCAATAAATATGACGAGTTAACTGCTGATCGTTACTACCGTGGCGACCTACCAACCATTGACGGCGACGTGCCAAATCCATAGGTGAGCAAATGCCGATACAGCAATTACCCCTGATGAAGGGTGTCGGCAAGGACTACCGAAACGCCGACTATATCGACTATCTGCCGGTCAATCTTCTGGCGACACCGAAGGAAGTACTCAACGCATCGGGATATTTGCGCTCGTTCCCGGGCATAGCGAAGCGAGCGGATGTTTCTGGTGCATCTCGTGGGGCGCAGTTCAACACCTCTCAGAACGCTGTATATCGCGTTATGGGCGGCAAGCTATACAAGGGTGAATCTGCAGTCGGTGATGTCGCTGGTTCGGCCCGGGTATCGATGGCTCATGGCAGGACATCGCAGGCTATATGCGTTGGCGGTCAGCTTGTCGAGTATCGCTATGATGGCACGACAAAGACCGTCGCAAACTGGCCGGTCAGTAGCGGTTTCACGCAGTACGAGCTTGGTGCAGCGCGCGATATCACCCGTTTGCGAGGACGGTATGCATGGGCGAAGGATAACTCTGCTTCGTGGTTTATCTCTGACCTCGAGGATGAATCTCATCCCGACCGCTACGCAGCTGAGTATCGGGCAGAGTCGCAGCCTGATGGGATTATCGGCATCGGCACCTGGCGCGACTTCATCGTGTGCTTTGGCGCGACGACTATCGAGTATTTCACACTGACCGGTGCGACGACGCAGGGCGCTGCGCTGTATGTTGTGAACTCGGCCTATGCAGTGCAGAAGGGGATCGCCGGAACGTTCTGCAAAACGCCGTACATGGACGCTTACGCCATCATCAGTAACCCGGCATCTGGTGCACCATCGGTATACCTGATTGACTCAGGCAGGGCGACTGGCATTGCCACCGCCAGCATCGAGAAGATTATCCGATCGTACACTGCCAGCGAACTCGCAACAGCCGTCATGGAGACGCTGCGATTTGATGCTCATGAGCTTTTGCTAATTCATCTCCCGGGTCAGGTGCTGGTCTATGACGCATCAGCCAGTCAGAACGGGCCTCAGTGGTCTGTGCTGAAAACCGGACTTGATGATGATGTCTACCGGGCCATCGATTTCATGTATGAAGGCAACTCCATCACCTGCGGCGACAAGTCGGCGGCGGTGAAGGGTGCGCTGCAGTTCGACATCTCCAGCCAGTACGGGAACCAGCAGGAGCATCTGCTCTTCACTCCGCTGATTAAGGCAGATAACGCCAGGCTGTTCGACTTCGAGCTTGAATCGTCAACCGGCGTTGCACAGTACGCTGACCGGCTGTTTTTGTCTGCCACAGCCGACGGCATCAACTTTGGCCGTGAGCAGATGATTGATCAGAATGCGCCATTCGTTTACGACAAGCGCGTTATCTGGAAGCGTGTTGGCCGGGTTCGAAAAAATATTGCATTCAAGATCCGCGTCATCACCAAATCACCGGTAACTCTGTCCGGGTGCCAGGTAAGGATTGAGTAATGGCAAATAACGCACTCAATACTCCGGTCATCGTCCGGGCTATAGGGCTGACTGCGTCATCATTGCCTCGCGGCTCTACTCCGGCGTATGAGACATACATCCTGTCTCAGGCGCTCGACTTCACAAACGTAGCCAACAAGGCTAACGAGGCTGGAGACGGCGCCTATGACGCCCAGGTGAGGAACGATGCGCAGGATGTGCAGCTGCTCGACCATGAGATCCGCTTGGGTGACGCCGAGGCTCAGATTCAAAGCCAGGGCGCGCGTTTAACGTCAGCAGAAGCAGCCATAGTATCCCTTGATGGAAGGGTAACAGCAGCCGAAAGTGATATTGATTTCCTCACTAACGAGCTGATCGCGTTACAGGGCGATGTTTCCACTTTGCAGAATGATGTTACTACGCTACAAAATGACGTTTCAGATCAGGGCGACCGCATTACTCAGGCTGAGACGGATATCGACGACCTTCAATCCGACTACGTCTCGAAAACAGCAGTACCAACTCAGACTTTGCTTTCCCCACTGGGTGTCGCCACGTCTTTCTCTATCAATGGCGTAAAGGTGCTGGGGCCACAACAAACTGGATGGACACCGGGAACTGGCACGGCCAATCTCGGATCGTTCAATGCAGACCTCGCATTCACTGTCGGCGCGGCCTACTCACAGTCGGAAGTACAGACCATCGCTACTGAACTGGTAGCTGCCAGGAAGCGCATTTTGGCACTGGAGCAGGCCATGAGAACCCACGGACTAATCATCTAATGCAAATAAAGCTCATCGATAACCCGGTGAAGCTTGCAGAATTCCTCAACAACCCAGCGAATACAGGCAATATCGTCGATAGCGGAGACTCGTACCTCATCAAGCCTGATGCGGTATACCTCGGCATCTATGAAGGCCTGACGCTGGCTGGCGTCCACGAGGTGCGAAACTTCTGGCACAGCGTTGTTGAGTGTCACGCAATTTACGATCCCGGATTCCGTGGTGAGTATGCGCTGAACGGTCACCGGTTATTCTGCAAATGGCTTCTCGAAAATTCCCCCTTCCTGAACAGCATCACGATGGTGCCCGACACGACAAAGTACGGCCGCGCGATTATCCGCCTGCTTGGTGCGACGCGCGTAGGCCATCTTGATGACGCCTACATCAGCAATGGCGAGCCTGTCGGGGTCACCCTCTATCAGTTACCACGCTCAAAATACGAGGAGCTAACCAATGCTAATCCATCAGATCGCCAATAAGCACCTCAACCAGGCTGTTTACTGCAAGGGTGGTGACGGCGGCGCTGGCGCTCAGGCAAAAGCGACACAGAAGGGTATCGATCTGCAGCGCGAGATGTGGCAAACGAACATGCAGAACCTTGCGCCGTTCACGCCACTTGCCGAACAGTACGTCAATCAGTTGCAGGGCCTATCGACGCTGCAAGGTCAGAATTCAGCACTGAGTGATTATTACGGATCCAAACAATATCAAGACATGGCGGGACAGCTTCGATATCAGGCTCTCAATGCAGCTGAAGCTACTGGAGGTCTCGGATCAACTGCCACCACGAACTCGCTGGCGACAATCGCCCCGCAACTCGGACAGAACTGGCTTTCAGGCCAGATGAACAACTATCAGAACCTGGCGAATATTGGCCTTGGCGCTCTGACAGGGCAGGCGAACGCCGGTCAGTCTTACGCAAACAACGCCAGCCAGCTCTATCAGCAGCAAGCGAATGCCGCGGCAGCAAATGCTAACCGACCTTCTGGGTTGCAATCAGCGCTTGGTGGTGCAGCATCTGGCGCTGCCATTGGTACCGCCATCATGCCTGGCTGGGGTACGGCAATCGGTGCAGGCGTCGGCGCGTTGGGTTCACTTTTCTAAGAGGTCTCTATGGCTACCTGGAATCAGTCAATTAATGGCGGCGGTCTGCTTGCTGGTATTGGTGGTAATAACACAAACGCACCACAAGCCACAGATGCCAACGCCGCATTGTCGCTTATCCGACAGAACAATGAAGATGCTTGGTCTGGGCGAAATAACGTTGGGTTGCAAGGGCTTCAGGGGCTAGCTGGCAACCTTCAGTTGTATAAGCAGGCCCAGGCGGCAGAGCGGCAGAAGGAGTTTCAAAAGGCCTATGGAAGTGCATATGCCTCTGGTGATCGCACTGCTATGCGAAATCTGGCCGCACAGTTTCCTGACCAGATTGAAGCTGTGCGCAGCGGTATGAAGTTTGTCGACGAGGATCAGCGTAACACTGTTGGCAATCTGGCTGCCGGAGCGCGTCTCGCAGCCGCTTCACCTGAGGCGATGGGCGCATGGTTGCAAAACAATGCTGCAGATCTGCAGAGGGTGGGGCTTGACCCGACAGAGGTAGCGCAAACCTATCAGCAGAATCCTAAGGGTTTCGGCGAGTTTGCGGATCACCTAGGCATGGCCGCTCTCGGCCCTAATGATTATTTTGCTGCACAGGACAAGATCGTAGGGCAGCGACAGAACCAGCAGAAGATTGACGAAACAGCGCGTAGCAATCGTGCCGGGGAATCACTCACTGCCAGAGGTCAGGATATTACCGCAAGGGGCCAGGACATCTCCGCATCGACAGCTCGTCGCGGTCAGGATCTTGCTTATCAACGCGCCAACTTAAGCGCAGGCCCCGGTAGTAGGGTGGTGCAACTGGCAGGTGGGCGAACGGTTAATGTAGGCGGCAAGCTTCACGGAGCAGGTGCCAACGCTTTCTACGAAGGGATTGATGATGCTGGGAATATGGTTCGCGTACCGGCAAGTGCTATTGCCGCACCACCAACCTCAGCAGCCACCGCGCAGAACTATGCGATGTCAAAAGACCTCAATGCAATTCTTGGGGTACCTGCCGACAAACTGAACTTCATGACTGGCGTTACAGGCGGTAACGGCACTCCGTCATGGGATGCTGAGGTTCGTAGCCGCATGACAGGAGGCGATCAGCGCCAACTATACAATGCCACAAAGCGTATTCAGGGCAAGATGCAGAACCAGGGCATCGCAGCCGCAAGGGATATGGGCGCGTCTGGCATCAATACTGTTGCAGAGGCCAAGATGTACTTTCAAGGTATGCCGCAGGTCGACTATTCAAGCCCGGAGGCCATGCAGCAATCTATCCGAGACATCCAGCAATACACTGACAACTATAACCAGCAATATCAGGTTAATTTCGGAGGAAGCGGTCGTCAGTCAGCAACTCAGCAGCCAGCGGCGCAACAGCCAGCCGTAGGCGGCTTTACCTCTAAATCAGGCATCCAGTTCACGGTGAAATGATGGAAGTTACAGCCAACGGTAAAACATTCAATTTCCCAGACGGAACCAGCAACGAGCAGATCGGTGATGCTATTGATGAATATTTCGCTGGTCAGGCTGCTACCGAAACGCCACAGGAACAAGCACCTCCAGCACAGCAAGCGCCTCAGCAGCAAGATCAGTCCCTGCTGCAAAGCGCAGAGCAAGCTGGCCGTGGTCTGGTAAATATCCCGTTTGACGTACTGCAGGGTGGTGCCAGCCTGATTAACGCCATCAGTCAGGGGTTAGGTGGTCCTCGGGTATTGGATGATGTATATCGCCCAGTAGATCGCCCAACCGACCCCTACGCACAGACAGGCGAGGCTATCGGTGGGTATCTGGTCCCCGGCGCTGGGATTGCTGGCAACATGGCGATAGGCTCTATCGCAGAGGCCACCAACCAGCAGGGTGACTTTGCAGGTAACGTTGCGAAGAATGCTGCGGTCAACCTTGGCGCTCAGGGGCTACTGTCTGGTGTTGCAAAGGGGATTGGGCGCGGGGTCACTGCATTGCGAGGTGAAATTGCACCGGAAGCCAGGAAACTGATCGATACAGCTGAAGGGATGGGCGTTACCCCTATGACGTCAGATATTGCCAGACCGGTCAGCGAAATGAGTGCTCTCGGTAAAGGGTTAGTTCAGGGTGGAGAGGGTGCAATCCTTGGTACAGGGGCAAAGCGATCCGAGCAGTACGCTACGCGTAGCAAGCTGGTTAGCAATTACCTTGATCGGTTTGGTGAGTACAACCCTGATGATGTTGTTCAGTCGCTTACGAGCACACTGAAAGGAAGAAAGGATGCTGCCGGGGCTATCATCAACGATGTGACCAACAAGATGGGCAACACTGCCGTTGATACGACGAACACCATGAATGCTCTGGACACCGCTATCGCGAGACAGGAGAGGCTTGGATCATCAGCAAACCAAAACCTCCTCTCATCCTTGCGAAACCTTCGTGACGAACTTGCAAGCCCTGCAACAGATCTTGATGTTACCTTTGACCTGCTTCGTCAGCACAGGACAGCTTTTCGCTCCAACGTCCAGGGTGATTCAATGGTATTCCCGGATCAGGCAAAAGCAGCCACCAATATGGTGGAAAATGCGATGAGCCGGGACCTGAGAAATTCAGTAGGCAAGGCGCTTGGTCCATCGGATGCCGCAGCATATTTGAAGGCTAATTCTGATTATGCAAACGTCTACAACAAGGTGCTGAACAAGAATATCGCCAACAAACTCAATAAAGCCAGTAGCGAGGCAACGCCTGAGTTAATAAATAGCGTTGTATACAGCCGCAAGCCATCAGATGTGAAACGCATCTGGAGTGCGCTGGACAATAAGGGCAAAGACGCGATGCGAGCTGCATATATCAGCAAAATAGCTGAACGTGCCGGAGATTCCCCGGCTAAATTCCTGACGGAAGTTAATAAGCTTAAAGCACAGGCTGGCGGTGATATTTATGGCACCATCTTTAGCGGCAGGCACATGAAAGAGCTGGATGCTCTCCATGATGTGTTGCGGCACACAGCAAGATCTGATGCAGCAAACGTAGTCACGCAGACCGGTCAGTCACTAGCGAATCCACTGAGGATTGGCGCTGGCGTTTCCACATTCGGGACATCGCTAGCAGGTGAGGCTGGATATGGGGTGGCCACAAGGATTTACGAAAGTAAGCCGGTAAGGAATATGCTGCTCAGGCTGGCAAACACCAAGCCTGGAACGCCAGCGTATGAGAAGGTGCTTAATCAGACTGCAGTAGCTGTTAGGCCATTATTAGCCAATCAGGTCACTCAGCAATAACAAGCTCAGCCATCACAACCTTTGGCGGGATTCATCATTTCTGGCGTCTATGCTACGTAGCAATTTGGTGACATTAGAAAGCTGAACTGAAATCACGACTAAAACCGCAAAGATGATCCACAGGATAATGCTGGTAATCATTTCTCACCCCACCATTTAATAATTATCACTGACCTTATCGCAGCTGCGCACAATTTTCCAGTTGTGCGTATTGCTGCGCCAGGAGCACAGCAAATGTCAGATATTACCGCGAATCTGGTTATTGGAATGCCGGCACAACTCTTTACGCTGGCGCGTTCATTCAAAGCCAATGCGAATGGCAAAATTTATATCGGCTGGCCTGATACGGATCCTACCAATCCTGCTAATCAGATTCAGGTTTATGTCGAAAATGAAGACGGCTCTCACGTACCTGTGCCACAACCAATCATTATTAATTCAGGTGGCTTCCCGGTTCTTGGTGGGCAAATTAAGAAGTTCGTCACCGTGCAGAATTACAGCATGGCGGTATACGACGCATATAATTCCCAGCAATTCTATTTTGAAGACATAGCCAAATACGACCCAGACCAGCTGCGTCAGCAGTTAGAAGATCCGGATGGCGCAGTAAAATACCCAGATCTTCAAATGGCTCGCTGGCGTGATGAAGGCGATATCCGCGGCTGGGGTGCTAAGGGTGATTCAGATTCAACCGGCGCCACAGGCACTGATGATACTTCTGCGATTCAGGCTGCGCTGGATTCAGGCCGGAAGAAGATAAAGATACCGGCAAACCATTACTTCCGCGTTAGCCAAACCTTAATTCAACCATCAGGGGTAACGATTGTCGGGGAGGATCGGTTTAGTTCTTGTATCATCGCCGATCCTGGTATGGATGGTTTACTGGATGTGATGCAAAACCGCGCCTATAACTCATCAATCTTGACAACCGATGTAGATGTAGGTCTGTCCACTTTCCGCATTCATGCGAACGGATTTTCGCGACTGAAATCTGACCCATCTAAGGAATGGGGTCGCTGCTATAGAAGCGGTTCCGTTACAGGTTTTCGGGCAGACAAAATGATGTTCCAGGAGGGGCCGCAACACTGCCTGGACCTGGCATGCTGGAAGGATAACTATATCGGAAAAGGGCACGCTGGAGTTGCCCAGGGCATGACCGAAGATGCACTGGTCATGAATTGTGAATTCATCGATTACTGTTATGACGACGGCATTACCACGCATGGCGCATGCGGTGTGACAATTGTAGAGTGCACCTCCAGAATCAGTGATTTTGCAAAGTCGCAGCACACTTACGTAATAACCCAAAACGGGTTTGAGATTGATGACGGTAGCTACAACGTAGTTATCAACAACTGCCGCGCGTATTGCAACAACACGTATTCGAAAGGATTCTCTACCGCTAACCATCCGGGAAACCCAATCCCTTATAATGTCAGGTTTATTAACTGTGACACTTACGAGGGCGCTACAGGGGTAACCATTCTTGGCGCGTTGAATAGCGATACCACGTTTGGCACTGATGCGTGGCTTGGCCGAAACTACATGATCCATGGGTGCGGCATCATTTATCCATTTGTCGCCACAGATAATGCTCAATTCCCGTCACGCGCTTTTGATATCCAATATGGGATGGACATTGACGTGAAAAACTTCCGCGTACAAATGCGTGGAATGAAAGGGGAGGCTGCCAGATCACCATGCGCTGTCATTAACTTAGCCGGGGTCATCAATGCTGGTATTGACGGTGTGCGCATCGAGGGCGTGGGCGACGGACAGTTGGGAACTATATTTGGCAATGGCTCATCATGGTTCCGCATCACCAACACCGACAGCAGTAATATCCGGATCAGCAATGTAACTGTCGATAACATTGGCTGGGCGGATCGCATTATTCGTGACGTGGATAAGTCCCCTGGCGGCGCGCTATCTTTAGTCAATGGTGTTCGACTGGGTAGAAACTCTACAGATGGGCGCACCAAAACCGGTGTTATGAGTGGAGCATTCTGCCAGTTTAAAAACGTTTTAGTTCCGAACGGCGTTCAGTCTCTGAATCGCCACGGATAATCTAGACACTTCCGAGCCGTTGATAATACTGGTTTTCATATTCTGTCGGTGACATCTGATCGCTGGAACCATGCCGACGCTTACTGTTATAAAACATTTCGATGTAATCAAAAATATCACTGCGGGCTTCTTCCCGCGTTCCGTAGCTCTTTTTCTTTATCCGTTCGCGTTTCAACAACTGGAAAAAGCTTTCTGCAACCGCATTATCATGGCAGTTACCGCGACGGCTCATGCTGCCCTCCAGGCCGTGTGATTTCAGGAACGACTGCCACTCATGGCTTGTGTA